ACCGATGCCAAGCGTACCGGATCTACCCTGTTCAGGGATATTGCTGCTCCTGGGGCTAATGCCGCTATGATTGCCGGGGCTAATGCCGTCCCTGCCGGGGTCGGATATGGCCTACCCAAGCTGGCGGCCAAGGGTGCGGCTTTTGTCGGAACCCACGCCCTCGTATCCAAGCAAGCCTCCGAAGCCGCCGGTGAAGCCGCCGCAGGGGAGTAATACCCTTGACCGATAAGGTCGGTTTTCATAAGTCTCCTACACCCAACACTTATGGAAACTGATCCTATCGTTCCGGATACCGACGCAATCGCTGACTCGCTTCACCGCGAGCTGAACCTCAAGACTGAGATGGGCCGCGAGTACCTTCGCGCCATCCTGCCCCTGGCCCTGCTGATGGATCGCAAGCAGCAGGACTACGGAAGCAGCAACATCAGCCTCAACGGAGAATTGGGTGTAATGGTACGCTCCCAAGATAAGGTAAGCCGCATCCGCAACCTTCTCACGAAGGAGATGCAGGGCAAGCCTGCCGCCACCAACGAGCCGATCATCGACTCTTGGGCGGACCTCGCAAACTACGGCGTCATCGGTCTGCTTCTGCGGACCGGCAAGTGGCGCTGATAGGGTCTGGCAAGGACGAAGGAGCAACACAACCGATGGATGCGTTCGTACCGCGAACGTCATCCGGATAGGTTTCTCCTTTCGTCTGCGAAGCAAAGGGCGAGGCAAAGGGGTCTTCCGTTCTCCATCACGGAAAAGGACATCAGGGTAGGGAAGCGATGCCCTGTCCTTGGCATCACCTACAAGAACGGCGTAAAGAAAAGGCCGATAGAGTCATCCCCTACGCTCGACCGGATAGACCCGAAGCGGGGGTATGTCCCAGGCAACGTCGTCGTCATCTCCCTGCTGGCTAACCGCATCAAATCCACGGCTAATGCCATGCAAATCCTGCGCGTCTATCGCTGGCTGCGTAGGATAACCAAGAAACGGAACATCTCCTACAAGTCGGTAGGTCGGTCTAATTGACTGTCGGAGGTTTGAGGTCATTATGAATACATGATCATCTATCTCGCTATCGCCGCGCTGATTGGCGCAATCATCGCCCTGTTCGCCATCCGCAACAATCAGGCAAAGGTGGACAAGTTCATCAACGATACGCAGTCCACCATCGACGCTGACAAAGCCAAGGCTAAGAAGGTCATCGACGCATTGAAAGGCCGCTGATGCGTCTGCTTCCGGTCATCTTGTTGCTGGCTGGATGCTCGCCTGGACATCTTCCTGTCCAGCCTCCGTCCCCGACGGATGCCAACGTCATCAAGACGGTCGAAGCGACGCAGGACAAGATCGACGGCAAGGTAGCCGCCGCCGTCACGGTTGCGAAAGAGAACGCGGATAAGCCGCATGTCGTGGACAGCGAGCTGGCCGTGGCGTTGTCGATGTTGGACAAACCAAGCGACGAGGACGTATCTCAGGCGCGACTGCGTAGCCAGCAGGCCAGGCCGGAAGACTACGAAGCCGCCCGCAAGTTCGGGGCTAAACTGCTCGCCTCGCTGGATGATGCTCAGAAGAAGATGGAAGCCAACCAGAAGGAAGCGAAGCGCGTGTCGGATCTGAAGGATGCAAAGATTGCCGACCTTGAGCGACAACTCAACGACTCCAAGAACCTCGTATGGACCATCGTGGCGGCAGGTCTTGTCATCATCGGCAGCGTAGCCGCAGCCTTCGGCGTTCGCCACGCAGGTTTCATCCTCATCCTGGCTGGCTTCGCTACCGGCGTCTATTCTCAACTCCTGGATACAAAGTGGTTCGTACCCGGAGTCTGCGGCATCGCTGCCTTGGCCGCGCTGTTCGCCTACATTCACTTCCTGCGGAAACCGGAACCTGACTCCGATGAAACGAAAAAAGAATGAAATCAAAGTCGTCTTTAAAAAACTTGGCGAAAACCCGCCGAACGGAAAAAACAGTACGTCGTTCGGTGAAACCGATAAGAAAAACTCGATCAGCCTCGATCCAAGGCAGGACGAAGCCGAACTTCTGGACTCGGCTGTGCATGAGCTTCTCCATGTGGTCTTTCCTCATGCCTCAGAAGCCAGCGTACACGCTAAAGCAACCCGGATCGCAGACACGCTTTGGCGGATGGGATACCGGCGCATAATCAAATGAACCCAGAACAGAACAGCATGCTTCAGGACGTCGCGACGTCAGCCGCCATCGGCGGAGCCGGAGCCGTCGCTCGCCAGGCGTTCGCCAACGAACCCATCTTTACGAGGGCGTTCCTGTCCCAAGCGGTGATGGCTTCCTTCGTAGCCATCGTCTCAAACTTTCTGATCAAGGACATGATCAGTTCCGAAACCCTGCGGATTGGGTGCATCGGAGTCCTGTCTTTCTGCGCGCCGGAAGTCCTGAAACGCCTGATTTTATTGGTCAAAACCCAGGCTGATAACTTTATCAAAAAAAGTAGAGGTTGAGGCTTGACCCTTGTAGGACAATCCTCCAACTTGGCGGAACTGAGATGCAGACCAGCCTCGACATTAAAGCCGTCATCGCCCACTTCGGCGGGCGTATCGAGCTATGGCGTAAGATGAACGCCAGAGGCCATAAGCTGTCCGTCAAGACGATCGAGAAGTGGGGCGAAAGGAACAACATCCCCGGCCCTCGCATTTCGCAACTGATGGACCTTGCCTTGTCCCTTGGCAAGCCTCTCAATCTCAATAAGTTCATTCTTCGTACCGCCCCCAACTCGGTCGAAGCAATTTCCCCCAACACCGACAATGAGCAAAAACACCAAGACGTCTGACGTCACCACGGCATCGCTGGAAGAACTCCACGCGATCCTCGCCAAACAGAACAAGGTCATCGCCACGGCTGAAGCCGTCGTTGATGGCGTCACCGCCGAACTCCGCAACCGCTACGCGACTCGCCTCGCTGACGCGCTGACTGAGCAGGGTAAGGTTCACGGACAGCACTCCTTCGATGCGGACGGCTTCAAGCTGACCGGCGAAGTGAAGGCTACCGTCAAGTGGAACAGCGACGCCCTTCGCGGTATCGCCCAGACCCTCCCTCACGACCAGGTCAATCGCCTGTTCAAGATCGAGTTCTCCATCCCCGAAAAGAACTACGCCACCATCACGGACGACAAGCTTCTCGCCCGCATCGTGGAAGCCCGCACCGTCAAATACTCCGAACCCAAGTTCAAGTTCGCTGAATAACCATCTCCCCCAACACACCACATGATCAAACTCATCAAGGCTGACGACCGCCTCAAGGCCGTCCCGAAAATCAACATCGCCCTGTTCGGCCCTTCCGGGGTCGGCAAGACGACGCTCGCCCGCACCCTCGACCCGGCGACCACGCTGTTCGTCGATCTGGAAGGCGGAACCCTCGCCATTCAGGGCTGGGCTGGCGACGTCCTCGACGTCCGTGGCATCGCCCAGCAGCTCAACAAGTACCCCTGGGAAATCGCCCGCGCGCTTGCCCTCTATGTCGGTGGCTTCGACCCCTCCGACAAGGATGGCGCTTACTCCAAGCCGGTTTATGACGCCGTTTCCAAGGCGTTCGCTGAAGTGGATCTGAGCAAGTACCAGACTATCTTCGTGGACTCCATCACCGTCGCATCCCGCGAGTGTTTCAAGTGGGCGCAGGTCCAGCCGGAAGCGATGGCTTCTAACGGCAAGCCCGACACGCGCGGTGCTTACGGCATCCTTGGCCGTGAGATGATCCGCTGGCTGACCCACCTCCAGCATGCCCCGAAGTCCGTCATCGTGGTCGGCATCCTCGACCAAGAAATCGACGACCTCAAGCGTGTCACTTGGACTCCGCAGGTCGAAGGTTCCAAGACCGGCCGCGAACTCCCCGGCATCTTCGACCAAGTCATCACCCTCCAGACCTTCAAGACCGAAGAAGGCCAGGTCTTCCGTGGCCTCTGCTGCCAGCAGGTCAATCCGTGGGGCTACCCCGCCAAGGATCGCTCTGGCCGTCTTGAGATGATGGAAGCCCCAGACCTGGGCAAGCTTCTCAAGAAGATCCGCGAGGGCAAGCGCATCGACACCAACATCGTGACTACGATGCCCAAGGACGCCGCCTCCGCCAAGTAAATCTCTCACCCCCCAAAACACACAAAAACCATGGAAGACATGTTCTCATTCGGAGGCGGTGCGGCAGACGCCCCCTCCCTCATCCCCGCCGGTACGATCAGCTTCGCGCTGATCACGTTCGGTGCGGCCAAGACCTCCGGCAAGGGAGCCACCTACTACCCGGTGACTCTTACGCTGATGGGCGGTCAGCACGAAGGCCGCAAGGTCTTCGACAGCCTCCCCGACCTCCGCGATCCGAACGTCAGCCCCGGCTGGAAGAAGATGGCGCAGGGTCGCGTCATCCGCATCCTCGAAACCGTCGGCTTCTTCAACCCCTCCAATCCGGAGTCCTACAAGGCGTTCGCTACCGCCTCGTTTGAGGAAGTCGCCCGCGCCATCGACGGCAAGCGTGTCGCTATCCGCGTCTCCATCGAGAAGTCGGAAGATCCGGCCTACGCCGACAAGAACAAGGTTGGCGAATACCTGTCGCCTAACCCGACCTC